GTGGTTAGGAGCACGAGAATTAGTATACACTCTCGAGGCTCAAAAACCTAACGTTCAATTCCTCGCGATTGCGTACGAGCGTGCGAGCAAATGCGAGGGCATCCTCGAGCCTGGTGCAAGTCTTCACGCGCTTGTCGTTGTAGTTGAAGTCGTAGTACCAGATGTTGAACTGCTTGAAGTCGGTCATTTGAATAACTCCCTTTTCGTCCCTGCCTTACAAGAAATATAATAGCACTAACTGCTACAAAAAACTAGTTGAAATTATAACAACAGTCGTTAAAATAATAACCAAGTTCCAACAGACGAGGGAAAGGATCGTCATGGACAAGTCCGAAACCGAGGCCCTGTGGAGGGCACTGTGCGCGACCACGTGCAAGTCTGGCACCCATGCACCATACGATAGCGTGTGCGTACACAACCGCGTGGTCTATGCTACGAACAGTTATGTACTGCATCGCGTCGAGGGGCTCTTTCAATCCGGTATGCTCTTCCGCGCGCTTCACGGACATGGCCTCGCATATATCGACCGTACCGATGTGCTGGACGGCCTGCTCAAATATAGGCCGGACAATCGCGAGTTCGCTAACATGATTCCAGACTACGACCCTGCAAAGCTAATGCTCGCGCTGAGGCCGCATCGAGCGCTAGGCTCGACGGTTAAGCTCTACCGCGGTGCGCGTCGCGAGTATGCGCCCCTGGTCATCGTGAGCAAGACGGCCACTCCCAAGGAGCCGGTCATCATCACGACCGTCATCCAGGGCGAGAAGAACGGGTGGAAATAGTTACAATACCGTTAGGCTTACGGGACTCGGCAAAGGGCCGGGTCCCTTTTTTCTGCCGGAAAGGAGGCAATGTAAAAAATGGACGTCAATGTAGTTATGGACCTGGTGAGCAACGTGGCATTTCCTATCGCGGCATTCGTGATGATGTACTACAGCAACACGAAGACCATCGAGGAGCTTCGAAAGACCATTGAGGAGAACAGCCTGATCATGGCTAAGCTCTCCGAGAAGCTCGACAACCTGACGACCAAGGAGGTCTAGTCAATGAAACCAAACCGCATCGAGCGGAAGAAAGGCGCGGCTATTGCCGCGTTTTTCTTCGCGCTCGCGATCGCATTTTCGGTGCCGACCGGCGCGGAGGCATACCAGAGCGTCAACAAGTACGTATCTAACGGACACGGTTACCTCAATGCGTCCTACCTCGTCGTCCATGAGACGGACAACTTCGGCGCTTCCGCTTACAACCACACGTTGCTGTGGGCTCGTGACGGTACCTATGCGGTGCATCACGTGATGGAGCTCGACGGTTCCACGGTATACGACACAGTACCTGAGAACCGCCTTTGCTGGCACGTGGGCAACGGCAACGGGTACACGATCGGCATCGAGCTCGCACACGCAGCCAATGCAGCCGATTTCGCCAAACAGTGGGGCGAGGCCGTCAAGTGGACAGCCGACGAGCTACGAGCCCACGGTTGGGACACGTCGCGCCTGCTGTCCCACTACGAGGCCGCTCGTCGCTGGGGCGGTTCCGACCATACCGACCCTAACGGTTATTTCCGTGCATACGGGAAGACTTGGCTCGAGTTCAAGCAGGCCGTTTCCGCATATCTCGGCAGCGGATACGTAGCGCCTATCGCGCCCACCGACGGCAACGGGGGCACCTATCGGCCTTCAACCTCCGCGACCCGCTCGTCCTTCCCCAAGTCAACCGGGAAGAGCGTGAACATCCACTACGCCCTCCACAACCGCTATGGTTCGTGGAATGACACTGTGACCAACTTCAATGACAGCAACTCCGATGGTTTTGCAGGCGCCCCCTACGGATACCACGACATGCTGATCGCGTGGGCCGATACCGGCACGCTTCGCTATCGCGTCCACACCGAGGAGAGCGGTTGGCTAGGTTGGGTTCAGACCGCAAACTACAACGACAGCGTTAACGGCATGGCCGGTATCTGGGGCCAGACAATCGACGGCGTTCAGATGTACTACATAACGCCTAACGGCGACTATAGACAGGTCTATTACCGCTCCCAAGACGTTTCCCACGTCGGATACTGGGACGAGGTGTGTGACGACGGTACGACCTACGGCGGAGACGACTTCGCGGGCATGTACGGATTCGCGCTCGACCGACTGCAATGCTATGTCTCGGACGGCACGCGCAGGTAACTGAAATTTTATTAGAATAACCGTTGACACACAAAGCGCCCTCTTCCTATAATGTCCATGACAGCAACGGGAAGGGGGTGCATTTCATGACAAACGTAAAGAAGGAGCGCGGTCGAATCGGGCGACGAATCCAGATCTGCCATTGCATCGGCAAGACAGTCGACAATGGAAAGCTGATTGACTTCGAATACGACCTTTACGGTGACTATTCAGACCCGGTGAAGGCGACGAACACGCTCCGCCGACGATTAGGTGATTCGTTTATCTCAATCACAGGCGTCGAGACCGAATCAGACTACTATTCAATCCCTACAAGACTGTTCTTGAAAGTAGCTATGAACTACGCAATCGGAAAGGAACCTCATTATGACTAACGACAATACCCAGCTCGCACCTATGGACAACTGCACCGACCTCTACACCCCGGCAAGCTACTCCAGCATCCAGGCTACCGACAAAGAGACCAAGAAGCTCGTCGTCAACGCGATGAACGACGCCGAGTCCCTGTCCGACCACGAGGGCGAGACCCTCGAAGTCATCGGCGTTTTCACCAAGCCCGGCATCCGCCGCGCGCGCGACAAGAACGGTGTCGATATGCCATGCACCAACACCACGCTCGTCTGCGCGGATGGAACCGCCTACTTCTCCCAGTCCGAGGGCGTCCGCAACGCCGCCGACAACTTCATGGCCGCCGGCCTGTTCGATGAGGGCGAGATCGTCCCGATGAAACTCGTTTCCAGCAAGCTGCCCAACGGCAACACGCGCAAGACGCTCGTGCTCGTCTAGTCAAGACTTAATCCCCAGCTCCCGTTGCTTTAACATCAGGCGGTGCGGTCAAGGCCGCACCGCTTTTTATTTTGGAGGTCGAGCCCAATGGCACGTGCGAAGAGGACATCGGACGAGGTATACAACGCGCGACGCCGCGCCAAGCGACTGCTGGCGCGCCTGGAGCGCGAGGACGTGAGCGGCATGGGCACGTCGCAGAAAAGAGCGCGCGCCGACTATATCGCGAGCGTGCGCGAGCAGATTGCGCAGTCATACCAGGGGACGCGGCAGGTGCATCGGGTACCGGAGGCGCAGACACGCACCGAGAGGGCAGCGGAGCGCCTGGACCGCATGACGACCGCGCCGCGCAAGGCGAGGTCTCGCGCCGCGAGGTCAAACCTCATATTCCAGCGGCAACTCAACCTGGCACGCTCAGGCGCGCCTAGCACGCTTGGAGACAGCGGAAAGGAGGCCGTTTCGGTCTTCTACGCCGCGACACGCCGGTTCTGGCGCGGGAAGGACCCCAGGGAGCGAAACAAGCTGATTATGGAGGGGCTCGGCGTCACGTCGCTCTCCGAGGCCTACGACCGCGTTATCGGGGCCAACGGGAAGGCGCTCGACAGCCTGGTGTCGTCGGGGGCGCAGACGTCACTCGTCGATGGGCTGACCTCCGAGAACGAGGCCTTCTACGGAGAGGTGGATTTCGATGCCGAGCTGACCGGCTCGGCTGTATGGGCGTCCAAGATCGTAATGTTCGGGTAGTGGGAAAAAAGGTGCGGGGATGGGATTCAAGTCGAAGAGGCCGGAGTTTCGGGTAGCGGCGAGCTACGACACCGAGACGTGCAACATATGCATCGACCGCGCGGAGAACACGTGGCGCGCCTATCCCGTGCTGTTCATCGTGAACGACCTGCGCGGGTGCGACCTGCGCGCCTATGAGCCGGGTGCGGGGCATATCGATTTCCATCGCCACGAGGCCGAGATGCAGGCCGCCATAGACGAATATATCGCATGGGGCGAGCGAGAGCATTGCATCCCGATCATCTGCGCCTACAACCTCATGTTCGACCTTCGACCGCTCATGCACGACCTCAACGGGCGCTGGGATATGGAAGTGTCCGCGCAGAGCGCCACAAGTGCCTATACCGTCGATATCGTGCGCGACGGCGCGGTAAAGCTCCGCTTCTGGGACACCTTCTACCTCGAGATGCGCGGGCTCGCGAAGATGGGCGAGGCCGCGGGATTACCGAAAGCCGAGGGTGATTGGGACTATTCCAAGATTCGAACACCGGAGACGCCGCTTACCGAGGACGAATACTTCTATGCCGCACGCGATACCGAGGTCATCCCGGCATATCTGCGCTACCTGCTCGAGTCCAACGAATGGCTACGCCCCGAGTGGCTCGGCGTGCGCGTGCTCACCAAGACGTCGCTCGTGCGCCAGGCGGGAAAGATGGAGACCGGGCGCCTCCGCATCCCCAGGGCGAAGGGCGGGCCGATATCGGTGCAGGCCGCTTTCGAGCGCATGTGCTCCGAGGAGCTCGCGCCGACCTATGCGCAGTACGCGCTGCGCAAGGCCTGCTTTCGGGGAGGCTTCGCGCTCACGAGCGCGCGCTATTCCGGCATCGTGCAATCGAACGTCTACTCGATTGACGAGACCTCCGCGCACCATGCCTACATCAACGGCCATATGTGCCCGGTTCACTTTCGCGGCCTGCTGCCTCCGGTACTTCAGGCGATGGCCGAGACCGTGTGCGCGACCGGACTCGATGCGGCGATGCGCCACTGGGAGGAGCCGTTCGGTTGCGCCTTCCACGCCCAGATACGATTCACGAATATGCGCCTGCGCGAGGGGAGCGCCTTCGCGTGCTGGGATATCGCGCTGCTGTCCGAGGCGAAATTCAAGGCCAAGGGGCAGCTGGGCGACTGGGGCGGCGAGGCCGACCGCGACGGCGTCACCGCGGTCAGAAGCGCCGGGTATGTCGATACCGCGTATAACGGGCGCTTCGCATTCGGCAAGCTGGTATCCGCGGAGTCCGCTATCGTCAACGTGTCCGAGCTGGAGCTGTGGTGCATGAGCCGCGTATATGCGTGGGACGCGATGGAGGTAATCCTGGGTGAGGGCACTATGGGTTTCGTAAAACCGCCCGACTACGTGACCCTGCTGTCGAACCTCTTCTACGCGCGCAAGGCCGCGTGCAAGGAGATTCTCAAGACCTACGCCACCGGTACGCCGTACGCACCGGACATCCCCGAGACGATTCCCGATGGGATAGCGGCGCGCATCCGCTCGGGCGAGATGGAGCGCGCCGACCTCGAGGCGTACTACAACTCGACCGTCAAGGGCATGTTCAACTCCATCTACGGCATGGAGGCGCAAGACGTGTTCAAGCCCGGTTACAAGGTCGAGGACGGCGAGATATCGGTCGACCGCTCGACCGTCGTGTCGCGTGAGACCTATGCGGGGCACTACGGGGACGCTAAAGGCAAGCTCGTTCTCTATCCCTACGGCCTCCGTATCGTGGGCGGCTCCCGTATGGCGATCGTCGCTGCAATCGAGCTCATATACCGTGAGCTCGGCGAGCGCGTGCGCGTGTTGGGAGGCGATACCGACTCGCTCAAGATATCGTGCGATGAGGGCGTGACCGCGGGAGACATCATGGACGCGCTCGCGCCGTTCCACGACGCCGTCACGGCCTCCATAGACTCGTGCATGGGTCGCATCCGCGCCAACTTCCCCGGCTACGCCTCGACGCTGGCGGGCGTCGGCACGTTCGAGGTCGAGGGCGAGGCCTACCCGCTCCATATGGACGCGTGGAACAAGGCGCGTGTGAGCTGGGACGGCGAGCACGCGCACATAACGTGCGCCGGTCTGTCGCGCCCGACGGGTATGTACCATATCGAGAACTGGATTGACGACATGAGCGCCGAACACGGGTTCGACGAGGTCGCGCCTCGCGTGCTCGGCTGGGGCGTGCGCGTGTCGCATGCCGTATGCCATGCGCTCGAGCACTATAGGCCCGCCGCAGCCGATGTGCTGGACATGGACGTGACCGACTACCTCGGCGAGACCGCGCACGTGTGCGCGCACGAGTCGATAGCGCTCTATCCCTCCGACCGCGTCCTCGGCGATTCGGAGAAGGGCGGCAACGCGCGCACAGTCGCATATATGCGTGAGCGGTACGGGCGCGTCGCGGACACGGTCGAGCGCGTCATCGACTATGACGGCGGGCGCGCGAGCTACACTTATATCGACGATGAAGGGAACGAGGCCGAATGGTAGACCTGAACGACGGGATTCACTACAACTGGGAGAAGACGCTCAGCTACAACGCGGATATCACGATGGTCGTAGGCGCGCCGAACAAGGGCAAGACGTACGGCCTTCGCGCCTACGCGCTCAACGCGGCGATAAAGCGCGACGAGCGTTTCGTCGAGGTCTGCCGAACGCTCGACGAGCGCGACGCCGTGAAGAAGGGTTACTTCGACAAGCTGACCGCGACCGACGAGGAGTTCGGCAGATACGACTTCAAGTGCGAGAACAACGAGTTCAAGTACCGCGCAGCCGACGCCGAGAAGGGCACGCCGTGGAAGGTGTGCGGGTACGTCGTCGGCTACGCCGAGATGCAGGGCACCAAGAAGAGGACGTTCACCGACGTCAAGAACGTCATCTTCGACGAGGCGATCATCGAGAACATCGACGCGACGCACACATACAGGCGAAACGAGTGGAACATGCTGGCGCGAATCATCGACTCGTGCGTGCGCGAGGACCCCTATGACGGGCACCGCATCAAGCCGCACGTATTCCTGCTCGGCAACGCCGTCGACCTTCTGAACCCCTATTTCGCCGCGATCGGCGTGAAGGGCGTGCCGCGATTCGGGTATACCTGGTACCTGGACAAGATGGTCCTGCTCCATTACGTCGAGCCGGACGAGCACGACCTCTACCGTATGGACAACACGCTCGCGGGGCGCATGGGCCAGGTCACCGGCTACACTAAAGCCACCTATGCCAACGACTTCGCAGAGGACGACCGATACATAGCCAAGAAGCCCCCGCGCGCCAAGTACGTCATGGGATGCGTCCATATGGGCGAGCGGTACGGTATCTGGGTAGACATGAGCGAGGGCTACTACTACGTGACCGGGAAGATACCGAAGAACGCAGAGCCGGTATTCGCGCTCACGAGGCGCGACAACACGCCGAACCGCATCGCCGCGCAGCGCGCCGTGAAGACCCTGCGCGTCATCGTTCAGATGTATTACGAGGGCAGCGTGCTCTTCGACTCGGTGAAGGTACGCGAGGGCTTCCTGGACGCGATGTCGCTCTATGGCGTAAAATGACCGCGACGCCCGCGACGACTCGCGCGGCAGGCGGCGAGTAGGGACGATTCGGGGCAGCTATATCGTTCGGTCGATACCCGAACCCCGCACGCTCGGCGGCGTGTTTCAGCCGCACGCGCCATGTTTCGCAAAGGCGTTATATAATGGGCGCGATGCGCGGGCGAGAGCCCGTTCGCATCGCGCCCTATTTTATAGCTATGGAAAGGAGCTGACATGGACGAGGACGAGAAGCCCAAGACCGAGGGCGAACTTACCCCGGACGAGCAGATGATCGAGGACGAGACGGGCACGTCCGGCGAGGAGGCGCACCGCATCGGCGGGTTCGACGACCTGCGCGACCGCCTGGAGCGTATCGAGGGCATGCTCGGAACCATCACCTCGACGCTCGATTCGATGCGCGCGACCGCTGCCGCCATCGACATCGACAACGGGGCCGACGTGATGGACGGCGACGGCGACGGAGACGCCGATGCCATCGCCGACGACATCGAGATTCCCGATTACGAAGACATGGACCTTGACCTTTAAGGAGGTTGACAGATGGCGACTAACAACACCACGATCGCGGGCCGCGTGTATCTGTCCGCGACCAACGACTTCCAGCAGCGTGTGCCGGACCCGACCGTCTCGGGCATCGACGCGACGAGTAAGTTCCTGTTCAAGCCCAACAACGGCCGATACCTCAACGAGTTCATCGACGCCTACGTGAACCGCATCGGCGACCAGATCATCCACAACAAGGAGTGGGAGAACCCCCTGCGCGCCTTCAAGGGCGCGACGATGCGCTACGGCTTCAGCATCCAGGAGTCCGCTTTCAAGTGGATCAAGGCGCATACCTACAAGGTCGACGACGCCGTGCTCGAGAAGGTGAACGCGCCGGAGGCCGCCGTGTGGTACCACAGCGTCAACCGTAAGGACCGCTACGACATCTCGCTCGAATATCCCGACCTGCGCCAGGCATTCCTGGACGAGTACGGCCTGAACCGCCTCATCGACGCCGTGCTGACCGTTCCGCGCAACTCGGACAACTACGACGAATACCTTTGCATGCTCAACCTCATCGCCTACTACGAGCACAACTGGGGCTTCTTCAAGCACCACGTGAGCGCGGCCCCGACCGACGAGGCGACCGGTAAGGAGTTCCTCAAGGCCGTGCGCGCCTACGCGAGCAAGCTCGAGTTCCCGACTTCGCTCTACTCTCCCGTGTCCGCCGAGTACGGCATCCCCGTGTTCGCCAAGCCCGACGAGCTCGTGCTCCTCATCACCGCCGACGCCATGGCATCGGTCGACGTCGACACGCTCGCGGGCATCTTCAACCTCGACAAGGCCGATATCAAGTACCGTACCGTCGTCGTCCCGGAACTGCCCGTTGCAAACGCCTTCGCGCTCCTCACCACGGACGCCTTCTTCGTGTGCCAGGACGTCGTATACTCCAACGAGAGCTTCTACAACCCCGCTACGCTCAACACTAACTACTACCTGCACCATTGGGAGATCGTATCCGCCTCGCCGTTCGTCCCCGCTATCCTGTTCACCACGGACGCCGCGACCGATATCCCCACGCTCGCGCAGGCCGTGACCGGCGTCAATATCACCGCCGCATCCCAGAGTCTCAAGCCTGGCGAGACGACGCAGATGGCCGTGAAGCTCGTCGGCACCATCACCGGCAACAACCTCGGCGTGACCGTCGAGCCCAATGCCGTAACCTGGAGCGTGAGCGCCGAGACCGCAGCGACCGAAGGCGAACCGATTGCGCTCAACTCCGCCACGCGCGTAGACCGACTCGGTGTGCTCCACGTCCAGAAGTCCGGCCTCGAGGCCGAAAACGTCCTCCACGTGACCGGTACGACGTCATACGTCAACCCCTCCGGCTCGACCGTGCTCCATACCGGGACCGTGGACATCACGATCGCCTAGCCTATATAATCTATAGTGCAAGGCGCCGCGCCCCTGCTCATGCGTGAGCGGGGGCGCATTTCTTTTAGGAGGCAAAATGGGCGATTTTCCGAACCTCGATAACGTAGATGTCTACAGGTACGACAACACGCTCGACTATTCACGATTCAAGCCGACCGCAAGGCTCAAGATGTGCAACGTCCCCTGGTGCGGGCAATATGACGACGTGGTGAAGTTCGACGACGACGCCGCGCGCGATGCGTGGTTCGACGCGCTCGAGGGCGAGGTCATCAACCTCGAGACCATGTTCAACGTCAAGCCGGACGGCGCGTCCAAGGTACCGGTACCGGTGACCTCCGCCCAAGGGTATAACTATCTCGTCGTGGACCTTCCGCGCATGACGAGCGACGCGCAGCCGCTCGCGTATGCCGCGGGCGAGCGCAAGCGCCGCTATTTCTATTTCATCCAGGACGCACGGCAGCTATCCCCCAACTCGACGCGCCTGATCCTCACGCTCGATGTATGGACGACCTATATCGACGAGATGCAGTTCGACTACGTTCTACTGGAGCGCGGCCATGCGCCGGTTGCCGCGTCGAGCGTAGCCGACTATCTCGCCAACCCACGCGGCAACAGCGCGTACCTGCTCTCCGATGACGTTAACACCGGGGGCGAGCCTTTCGTCGAGACCTCGCGCGCCGTCAAGAACTACAGCGCCGAGACGCAGCGCGCGTGCATCGCGACATATGCGGACCTTCAAGGCGATCTCGGCACGGCTGCCGCACCGAAGGTACCCGCGATTTCAGAGCCGGACGTTTCCGGCGTGCTCGCGCCGCGCGTGTACTCCGTTGCCGTAGGCGACCTCCAGCCGTTCCTGCGTGCGCTCGAGGCCAACGCGCCCTGGATGAAATCGACGGTACTCGGCGTGTTCTTCGCGCCGTCCGACCTGCTCACGCAGTCCGCACCGTTCACGCTCTTCGGTATATCGGTGACGATTCCGGACGCCGTCCAGAAAATCGAGAAGTTCATGCAGCCCGGCGTGGCGGATTTCGGGTATCCTGCGCAGGCCGCGGGTTTCGCGAAGCTCTACACGTACCCCTATGCGGCGATCCGAATCGGGGACGAGCGCGGGCAGACCTCGACGGTGCGAATCGAGGACCTCGGCGCGGACGGCATCGAGCTCGCGAGCGCCGTGAACCTCGTCATGCCATATATCTCAATCGACGCGCGCCTGCTCGGTATCGCGGGCGCGACCGATTCGCTCACGTTCCAGACGATAGAGGGACGCACGTACAGCTACGGCGGAGCATGGGGCGAATACCTCAAGAGCTGGAACCTCCCCGTGATGCAGGTGAGCCAGAGCGCAGCGAGCCGTGCCGCGTACACGACCGTATACAGCCGTGCGCACGCGAGGCTCGCGGCAGACAACGCGCTCGCATCGGCACTCGCATCAAACGCGACCGCGAACACCAATGCGAACAACTCCGCTAAGAACATCACCGACAACAACGCCATCAACACGGCCGCGAACACGGCAGTCACGAAGAACGCGAACGACTGGGCCCTCACGGGCGCGAGCGCGTCGAACAAGAAACTCAGCGCCGACTGCAACGCCGACAACGCGGCCTCGACCTCGATGACGGGACTGCAGAACGACGTCGTCGCAATCACCACGGCTAACAATAACGCAGCCGCGATCGCGAGCACTGCCGGGGCCGTCGTGACGGGAGGTCTTACCGGTGGCCCCGCAAGCGCCACGAGTGCCGCGATCGGAGGCGTGTCCGACCTTGCAGTCTCGATTCCGTCGGCTAACGCGGCAGCGGCGATCTCGCAATCAAGCAACTCGGCAGCCGTAGCCGTCGCGCAGACCAACGCGCTGCAGAAGACCCTCAACGCCGCGAACTACACCGCAGCGGTCTGGGGCGTGCAGAACAACGCGAGCACGTCCGCGACCACGCTCCGCAACGAGGCGAGCACCAAGGTCGCGGCGAATAACTCGGCCGTCATGAGCACCAACGCCGCAAACACCAAGGCGACCGGGGACGCGAACGCGAACCGCGCATACGCTACCGCTATAGACGCGATATCTGCAGGCCTCAACCAGGCGGGCGTCGCGGCCCCCGCGCAATTCGGCGCGGGCGCGAACGGGCAGTCGAGCGCGACCGCGCCCCGGGCACTCTTCGCCCAGGTCGTCACGCAGCGAGAGTGCGACATCATGAACGCGGCCTCGGCATTCGCCCGCTACGGTTACGCCCTCATGCGCGAGTTCGGCATGGAGCGGATGCAGGTCATGCGCCATTTCACCTACTGGAAGTGCGCCGAGGTGTGGTGCAGCGGCAACGGCAACGCGCTCGAGGGGGCGCAGGGCGCAATCAAGGATATACTTATTCGTGGCGTGACCGTCTGGAGCAAACCGGAGGAAATCGGTCACGTGAGCATCTACGACAACCTGTAAAGGAGGCATCATGGCAGAAATCGACATTGACACCCTGCTCAAGGCCGAGACCTATCAGGGAATGACCGACGATGAGATCGACGCGATAATCGACTATAAGGTCGAGCGCGCCAAGGTCGACGCGACCATCAGCAAGGACATGGAGGCGCACCGGGAGCTCATGCGAGCCCTCATGGGCACGCAGGCCGAATCGAGCGCGAAGTTGCAAGCCATGTTCCAAACGGCGCTCGACTCGCCGACTGTCTATGAGGAGGTCCACGTATGAGCAAGGGACGCAGGGGCTACAAGGGCCCGCGCAAGTACAGACCCGGCGCGCAGCCGACATACTGGCAGACCGAGGCGTACAACCGGCAGCTCTTCACCATGTTCCAGAACGACCTGATCGAGCTCGCGCTGTCGCGTTTCCGCTGGCTCAACCTTCCGGAGACCTGCAACGAGCGCTTTCTGGAATGGACGCTGCTCACCGAGGGCGCGGCGACGCTGGCGTACCCGAACGCGGGCGCGACGCTGCTTTCCCTGCGCGCCGTGCAGCAGGGCGCGCCGAACATGTACGATGAGCCGCGCGCTTGGCGTGCTATCGGCGTAACCGGAAAGACCGACTTCATGTGCAACTGGGACAGCGCCGTCTGGGTCTGGGAGAACCGCACGCGCTACCCGTTGCTCGTTAAGATAAACATCTGGGCGCGCGAGCTGACCGACATCATGCGAACGAAGCAGATCAACCGCTTCCATATGCGCATGCCTTTCGTCATCAAGGGCAACCAGGACCGGACATTCGACGTGCAGAACTTCTACAAGGCAATTGCCAACGGCGAGCCCTTCGTTCTGGCCTACGACAATTTCCAAGACATCCAGACGGACGCGACCATGCCCGAGCGGGCCAAGGAGTATATCGGGGACAGGCTACATCAGGAATGGGCCAACACGTGGGACGCTATATACCGCGAACTGGGTATCGACTCGATGCCGTTCAAGGAGGAGCGCATGATTGAGGATGAGGTCAACTCGACCATGCAGCCGACCGAGCTCGCGCGGATGTCCCCGCTCAACACGCGCCGCGCCGCATGCGATAAGCTCAACGCCCGATTCGGAGACCGCCTGGACGCTCCCGTCACCGTCGTATGGGCACGCGACAACCTATCGAGCAACTACGACATCTCACACCGTTACGACACCATGCTCGAGAGGGGGTAGGAATATGTTCGATTTTCCCGAGGTGCGCGATGAGCGCTACGACTATATGACGATAACGCTCGGCGAGTGGCACGAGCTGGGGTTTTACAGGCCACTCGAGGATGATTCGTGGCGATTCGACGCATACGGCGACGAGCAGTACACGCGCCTCTGCACCAAATTCCTCAACCGCTTCTACGACCGCGAGGTCTCCAACACGGTACCGAACAGGTGGAAGCGCGCGTACCTGCGCAAGCTCAACGAGATCATGCCCAAGTACAAAATGCTCTACGCGCGCGTAGAGGAGGGTGTGAACCCGCTCCAGGAATCGCGCGACCGCGAGAAGTCGCGCGACATCTTCTCGGACTTCCCCGAGACGATGCTGTCCGGAAACTCCGACTACGCGAGCACAGGCAACGACCGCGAGTCCGATGTGTTGCGCGAGGGTAACGCCGCAGAGCTTTTGACGCAGTTCGCGCGAGAGTGGGAGGACGTGGATGCTATGATTCTAGACGAGCTGGAGCGCACGCTGTTCACTTCGCTCATCGTCCCTACCGTTCCGCTTTGGTAAAGGAGGCGGCATATATGTTTACACCGTTGCCATATTTCGACCCGTTCATGATCGCGAATCCAACGTTGCCCAAGATGTATTGGCAGGTCAAAAGTCCCGAACAGCTCGTAGCTAACCTGTATTGCATCATCAATGCCATGAAGGGCCACATCAACGACACGTCCGAGCAGGTCAACGAGAACACCCTTGCAATCGAGCGGCTGCAGGCCATCATCGACTCCATCGAGAACGGTGATTATTACGATCAGTACATCGACGGGCTCGCAAAGTGGATTGACGAGAATCTGCAACAGCTCGTGGCACGACAGTCAAAGTACGTGTTTCCGACGTTCATCCAGGAGCCTGAAACAGGCGCTTGGAGGTACGCGGTCGTCATCCCGCAAGGCTGGGAGTATCTGAAGTTCGATTGGATCTTCGACGAGCGAGATGGCACGTACCGCATTCGCATCAATTATTAGGAGGTATAGACATGCCAAACGTCTCAAACTTCGGTGCTCAAACCGATAACGCCGTCGTTTCCGGCACTGTGACCGACCGGCAGATGGTCATCCCCGACGTTCCCCCGCAGGGGCTTATGAGCGTCGGGCCGAGGGTTACACCGAATTACATCAAGGAGCCGTGGAGCGCACTGAATTCATACGTCTATTTTGACGTGGTGAGGGACGTCGCAGGTTCTTCTTACGTCGCTATTAAGCCGCTCGTGCCCGCTGGCACCGAGCTCACCGACGAGGATTATTGGTTTAAGTGGAGCGACCCCAATGCACAGCTCAATGAGCTTGAGCAGATCGTTAAACTGTACGACGGTCGAATCTCTCAGAACGCGAGCGCTATCGCCGCGGAGGAGCAGCGCGCGATAGCTGCCGAGGCTACCAAGGCCCCGACTGACCACGCTAGCGAGGAGACCGTTTACGGAGTCGGAAACGCTGTCAATTACGGACATGTGAAGGTTGCAGATACCGGAGCATCTGACGCTAGCGCAAGCGTTGCCGCGTCTCCCAAGTACGTGTCCGACGTTAAGACCGAGCTGACGGGTAAGCTGGGAGATTACTACACCAAGGTCGAGGTCGACGGGCTTTTCGTCACAAAGCCCGCGGATAATGATCAAATACTCGGCTGCGTTGGAGACTCAATCCTTGCCGGATGGAGCAAAGAATTTACTTCAGGGATTGACGCATGGGATACGTACCTCGGGAAAGCGCTGAACTTTAAACCGGCAAACGTTTTCAAGGCAGCAATCGGAGGCGCCGGATATGTGTCTGGTGCCACGTTCGAGAGCGAGCTTACGCAGCTTAAGAACACCATCGTCGACGCTGGAAAATCACTTGACGACGTATCTATGATCATTATCGGTGGTGGAATCAACGACAACACCAACGATGAGACGCGCGATGCTGTACTTACTGCCGCTACCAGCACAGTTAACACAGCTTGCGAGCTGTTCCCCAACGCACAGGTTCATATCTTCCCAATGATTATGGGTTGGAAGGGCTTGCGATCGCACCTCCTAATTCTCGAAGATGCAATAATCGAAGGCGCGATGTTGTGTTCGGAGAGCAACAGGCACCGAGTAATTACGCATACCGGATGCTGGAGTTGGTGCTACGACGGTATTGACGAAGGTGTTAGTTCGGACGGTGTGCACCTGCTTCAAAAAGGGCAACAGCGTGTCGGTACATCAATGGCCGTGGAAATCAACGGAGGTTCTGCGTATAGGTCCGGTTACTCCTTTGACATCGGAAACGCGCAGGGGCAGAAAGTCGCAACCGGGCATCGTCGCGATTCTATGGTATTCTTCAAACTAGCTACGAACATTACTACAATCAAGGTAGGTACTAAGAACGCAGCACTGGGTATGCACCCAAGATACTGCAGCGAAAACGCGTGCATCACATTCTCTAAACCCGATGAGAGCAACACGGTGATTATGTTCGCGGAGATTGAAAAAGGTTTCTTCAACTCTTACAACGCGCTAAACACTGTCGGTTGTTACGGGAGCGTTGCATACCAGATTGATTATCGTTCGAACATT